ATAAATCACAAACCAGTAATCTACAGCTTGTCGGAAACACTACTGGTTCAACGACTCAGGTTAAGTTTGCGGATACTAAGTCAATGTATTTTGATGGAACAGGAGATTATATTCGAATCGGGAATAATAAAGATACCTTAGATGGTTTTATTAACAATAACGAAATTATGACTGTAGAGGGGTGGGTGTATCCAACTTTAAGTCGAGCAGGATCAAATATATATCAATCACCATGTATATTAAATATCGGAAGTACATATTTTAATCTAGGATTAAATAATCTTACACCATTCTTCTATTGGTGGACAGGAGCTGCAAATTCGTTTTCCGCAAGCAATCCAATAACTTTAAATGCATGGTCTCATATAGCATTAGTTTTAGATGCCAATACAGGTTCAAATAATCTAAAATTGTATGTAAATGGTAATTTAGATGGACAAGGAACATTCGGCGGAATATCTTGGGCATCTTCTTCACAAGGTGATGAAGTGAGAATTGGTATTGGAAATAATGCGGATGCAATTTCATATTTTCCTGGCTACATCCAAGACCTAAGAATCACTAAAGGTCTAGCAAGATACACTGGAAACTTTACACCACCAACAGTACCACTAAAAGGATAAACTCAAAAACATATAAATAGTCATATCAAAGAGAGGTATGACATGGCCGTAGTTACATCCAGAACTGAGTTTAAAAATTATTGTCTTAGAAAATTGGGATCACCTGTGATTCAAATCAATGTTGCTGATGAGCAAATTGATGATAGAATTGATGACGCATTAGAATATTATCGTGATTATCACTATGATGCCGTTGAAAAAGTTTTTCTAAAACATCAGATTACATCAACAGACATTACAAATGGATGGATACCAATTAACGATGCGATTATTGGTATTAAGAGAGTATTACCTTTATATCTTGGAGATCAAACAAATAATATTAATATGTTTGATATTCGGTATCAAATGTTTCTTAATGATGTTTATAATCTAACATCTACAGAAATGTTGACATATGAATTGACACAATCTCATATTCAATTGATTAATGATATGTTGCAAGGACAAGTGCCTATAAGATATAATAGACATCAAAATCAATTACACTTAGATATTGATTGGAATGATGGAATTACAGAAGGCGAATATATTATTGTAGAAGTTATGAGAATTTTAGACCCAGATACATATACAGATGTGTGGAATGATAGATGGTTAAAAAGATATGCAACAGCATTAATTAAAAAACAGTGGGGGGAAAATGTTTCCAAGTATGATGGCATTACGATGCCTGGTGGAGTTACTTTCAATGGACAACGGCTTATTGACGAAGCAAACGAAGAAATTCAAAGACTGGAAGAAGAAATGTCATTGAGTTATGAGTTACCAGTTGATTTTATGATAGGATAATTTGATGGCAATAAATCAATATTTCAATCAAACTACATTCGTACAAGAGCAAAATTTAATAGATACTTTATTGCAAGAATCTATACAAATTCATGGGCAAAATTTCTATTATATAAGAAAAACTACAGAGAATCCAGATACAATTTTTAATGAAGATTATCTTGCAAAATATGAAAATGCCGTTCTGATTGAAATGTATATAGAAGATACCGAAGGTTTTGGTGGAGAGGGAGACTTTCTTTCCAAGTTTGGTTTGGAAGTAAGAGATCAATTAAATGTGATGGTATCTAAAACAAGATGGGAAGAAGAAAATCCAAACTATCTTGTACCAAAAGAAGGTGACTTACTTTACTGGCCTTTGGTAGATAAAATATTTGAAATTCTATTTGTTGAAGATGAAGTTAACTTTTATCAATTAGGTAAAACTTATGCATATAGATTGCAAACAGAAACCTTCGAGTACTCACATGAAGATTTCAATACTGGTATTGAAGTAATTGATGATATTGAAACAGAAAAACAATACTCAGTAGATTTAACAATGGGTACAGGTTCTGGAGATTTCCAAATTGGAGAGATAGTATATCAAGGTACAAATTTTGCAGAAGCGACAGCAAGTGGTGTTGTATTGAGTTGGAATAGTGGAACTAGTGTATTAAGATTAAATAACTTGACTGGAAACTTTTTGCAAAATACAAATACAATTGGTATAACAAGCGCTGCAAATTATTTGTTGGGTGCAACACAACAATTTATTTATGTCGAAGACAAAACTATAGATAATAATCAATTTACAACAAAAAGTGATGATGTCATAGACTTTTCCGTAACTAATCCATTTAGTGAGGGTTACTAATGTTAGGTATAACTCCACAATATAGAAGTACAATTAGAAACTATGTAATTGCATTCGGTAGTGTCTTTGATGATATCACGGTTGCAAGAAAAGATAGTGTTGGAAAGACACAACAACTTATAAAAGTTCCCCTTGCATATGGGCCCGGCCAAAAATATCTTTCAAGACTTGATGCACAATCTCAAAATAACGAAGTTGCAATTACTTTACCTAGAATGAGTTTTGAAATGACTTCGTTTAATTATGACCCGACAAGAAAAAGAAGTAAAATTCGTGGTGTTAGAAATATAAAAAACCCAGATGACAATACTTCAAATTTTGTTTATAATCCTGTTCCTTGGGATATTGGGTTTGCGCTTTCTATTATGGTAAAAAACGCAGAAGATGGAACTCAAATTTTAGAACAGATTTTACCTTTCTTTACTCCTTCTTTTATCTTACCAATAAAAGAAGTTGAAGAAATGAATTTAACAACTGATGTTCCATTAATATTAGATTCGGTTGATGTACAAGATGAGTATGAAGGCGACTTTCTTACAAGAAGAGCTTTGATATGGACTTTATCTTTTACAATGAAAGGTCAAATATATGGCACTGTTGCAAAAAGAGATATTATTAGAACTGCATTAACTAATACATATGATAAAGACAATCCAGATCAAAAATTTACAAGTTCGGTTGTACCTAATGATTTTGGTTTTGGGACTGATCTTCCTTGATAGGAGTTTGAAATGAGTAATGATATAGATGATAAACTGAATAACTTTCTAGAAGTCAATACGGAAATTAAAAACAATAAACCGCCCGTAATAAAACAGGTCGAGCAGTATGATATTTCCAAAGAAAGAGATAGAGAAATCCAAGACGATTATGAGTTTCGGAGAGAAACACTATATCAATTGATTGGTAAGGGTCAGGATGCTTTAGAAAATTTAATGCATGTTGCAAAGGAAAGTGACCATCCAAGAGCATATGAAGTCACAGGTCAATTGATGAAAACAACAGCTGATTTAGTCAAAGACTTAACTCAATTACAAATCGAAATGAATAAAATACAAAACGAAAAGAATGGCGGGGGCCCTAATAAGGTTATAAACAACAATTCTGTTTTTGTTGGTGATACCAATGAATTTTTAGAAATGTTAAAGGGTAAGAATAGAACATGAGTGAGTTTTATAATAATAACCCAAACTTGAAATCTGCCGGTATACAAATTCAATGGGATAAACAACAGGCAGAAGAATATGTAAAGTGTATGAATGACCCCATATACTTTATTAGGACATATGTTAAAATTGTAAACGTAGATTTGGGATTAATTCATTTTGATTTATATCCATTTCAAGAAAAAATGGTAAATAATTTTTATGAAAATCGTTTTACTATTTGTAAAATTGGGAGACAATCAGGAAAGTCAATTACATGTATTGCATTTTTTCTGCATTATATCTTATTTAATAAAGATGTTTCTGTTGCACTTCTTGCAAACAAACTCGCTACCGCTAGGGAGCTGTTAGGTAGATTACAAATGGCATATGAACATTTACCCAAATGGCTACAACAAGGGGTGGTTACTTGGAACAAGGGTAATATTGAATTAGAAAATGGCGCGAAAGTAATGGCTGCTGCAACATCATCCAGTGCAATTCGTGGTGGTTCTTTTAATATTCTATTTTTGGACGAATTTGCATTCGTTCCAAATGAGTTGGCAGAAGAATTTTTCAATTCAGTTTATCCTACAATTTCTTCTGGTCAATCAACAAAAGTTATAATTGTATCAACACCACAAGGTATGAATCATTTTTACAAACTTTGGGTTGACGCAGAAGAAGGTAGAAATACATATGTACCAATTGAGGTACATTGGTCAGAAGTTCCAGGCAGAGATGCAAAATGGAAAGAAATGACCATTAAAAATACCAGTGAACAACAATTTAAGCAGGAATTTGATACGGAATTTTTAGGTTCTACAAACACACTTATTAATACCGCAAAATTAAAATCATTAGCATATAGAACTCCAAAAAGAATTTTGGAAAATGGGGATTTGAAAATATATGAAGCGCCAAAAGAAAATCATTTATATTTTGTTACAGTAGATGTAGCGAGAGGAAGGGGTGGAGATTATTCTGCATTTTCCATTTTTGATTCAACCGAAGTGCCATATAAACAAGTTGCTGTGTATAGATCAAATCAAATTCCACCAATGATATATCCAAATATTATTATGGCACTTTCCAGAGAATATAACGATGCTTATATTTTGGTGGAAATAAATGATGTGGGACAACAAGTAGTTGATATTTTATATCATGAAATGGAATATGAGAATATTATAAGTGTTCAAAATGATCCAAGAAAAGGACAGAGTATTTCTAGTGGATTTGGCAAAGCATTTACTTTGGGTATACGAACAACAAAAGCGACTAAAAAACAGGGATGTTTTAATTTTAAAAGTCTTATAGAAGAAGATAAATTACTTATTCCAGATTATGAAACTATAAATGAAATGAGTTCGTTTGTCGCAAAAGGACAAAAATTTGAAGCTGAAGCTGACAGAACTGATGATTTGGTAGATACTTGTATTTTATTTTCGTGGATGACCACAGAGACATATTTTAAAGACCTCTGTAATATAGATACAAGAAGAGAGATATATGATGAAAGAATCAGAATAATGGAAGAAAATATGTTGCCTTTCGGTTTTATACGAAGTGGGGCAGACATTGAAACATTTGTAGATGCAGAAGGTGATATGTGGGTAGTTGACTAAATCTGTTTTTTTATAAATAAATTATGAAACATACAATAAAAGAATTTTTTATAGATACAAACAAACTTAATATAGAGGAGATGAAAAATGCCATTCCAAGTAAGTCCAGGCGTTAATGTTTCAGAAATCGACCTTACTGCTTCTGCACCAGCTGTCAGTACCTCAGATGGTGCAATGGTTGGTCAGTTTTCGTGGGGCCCTTCTAATGTAATTCAAAATATTAGTTCAGAAACTGAATTGGTAAGCGTTTTTGGTAAACCAAACGCCACAAATTACAAATCTTGGTTCACTGCAGCCAATTTTCTTGCATACTCAAATTCTTTAAAAGTTGTAAGAGCATTGGGTACTGGTGCGCTGAATTCGATTTCTGGTACAAAAGTATCAAGTTCCGCATTAGATGGTCAAAA